CCTGTGTGGTTAGCACGTGCCAATGGGTCTGTAGCCAACTTAGATAGGGCAATAGCAGCAGAAGCATTGATGTCAGCGTTGGCGATTGAGTTGGTAAGATTTAATTTACCATAGGCAATCTGTGCAGATGTGTTAACGTCTGCGTTGACGATTGCTCCAGTGCCAATGACTGTTGTAAGACTTACGTTGCCAGTTCCATCAAAGGTAACTCCGCTTGCTTCAACATCTCCAGTAAGTTGGAATGTGCGACCTGTAGCAAGGGCTGTGGCTGTAGCAGCATTACCTGTTGTAGAACCAGAAGTACCTGTGACGTTACCTGTGACGTTACCAATAACGTTGCCTGTAAGGTTGCCTGTGAAAGTTCCAGCGATAGCACCAGTACCAGTAATAGTTGGGCTAGTCAGTGTTTTATTGGTAAGAGTCTGAGTTGTGTCAGTTCCTACAAGTGTTGTTGTTGCATCTGGAATCGTAACTGTACGGTCTGCAGTAGGGTCTGTGACTGTAAGAGTTGTTTCAAATGCGTCGGCAGTAGCGCCTTCAAATACAACACTTGCATCTGAAATAGTTAGTCCTGATACAGTAGGTGAGGTAAGAGTCTTGTTGGTAAGGGTCTGGGTATTGGTTGTACCAACTACAGCGCCTGTAGCACCATGTCCTGTGGTTGCCTCGATGTGGTTGTTAGCCTCACGGAAGTCAACACCGATAGCCATGTGACGAACCTTGGCTCCTGCTGAGTGGGCTACACCAGAGACGCCTTCTGTACCAGTTCCGTCAACACCACGGATAATTGTGATTGTTGTGCTAGAAGGGGAACTAGGCGATGTGGCATAGACAATTTCTTCAAGGGCTGTGTCTGGATCAATAACGAGAGTAAAGCGCTCACCAGCAGCAGGTGTGATGTTACCAAGCACCGCTGCTGAGTTAACCACCATAGTGGTTGCAGTTGAGTTAAGCGCTGATGTGAGTGATGTCTCTTGCGAGATGGAGGAATATCTGCGGACTGTCATTGATTAGTACCTCGTATAGTGGATTCGGGTTGGGTAAACATCACGAAGTTTGCCTGCTTCTTCGTTTAAGCGTTGCTGATAGAGTCCAAGCATGAATCGTGCTGTTGAAGCACCAGAGCCATACTGGATCTTTGTATCTGCGTTATCGGCTTCTGCAGATGAATAGTTGAGTCGGCCTGGGTCAATGAATGACGCTAGGCGGTATGATGCTCCATAGAGGATAACATCTTTGCAAGATGATGGAAGTCCTGTGACAGTCTCAAATACTGCAGAACCTGCAGATGCTGAGAGTGTGGCTGGCTTCTTGGTGTAGTGAACCTGGATCTTGCGACCTGATTGAATATTGTCGTAGACTGAAATGCTGTTGCCTGATGTAAAGGCTGTTGTGTTTGCAAGAGGATCCTGACGCCAGTTACGAAGTGGCATCCATTCTTCGGTAGATCCTGTTGGCTGCCATGAGACGTAGAGGATTGTCTCTGCCTCTGCTGGGAGACTGTAGGTTGTCTTAGCAGAGTTAAAGTTAAAGACATGGACTCCTGTTGCAAACAGTTGAGGAAATACTGCGTCAATTGTATCGTTGATGGCTTTCTTTACTACTGCCTTCGGGAAGGTAGGAGCAACGGTTACTCGGCTGTTAACCGTGTGTACCGCTGCTGTAGTACCGTTATAGCCACGGCCATAAGGTGCTACAGTAGCAGTATTGGATACACGATCATAACTATCAATCCAGAGTAGTTCGTCATCAATCTCGACAACACCTTTACCAATATTTGACACATCAGCCAAGTTAAGAGTTAAGCCAGATGCGCTGATTTCCTGTGTAAGGTGGGTACTACGATCCTGCCTCATTGTATAACCAGATAGGTTGAGGAGTGCCTCGTCTATCATGTTGGTATAGGTGGTTGTCATTTAATATCCTTTAATGTTGGATTACTTGTTTTTCTTTGCTGCCGCTGCTGCCGCTGCTGCCTTGGCTGCATTTCTTCTATCGCGTTGATTCTTTGGAGTGTTATACCAAGCGCGTGCAATCAGATCATATACTGGATTCATACCAGAACCGTTTGCCTTTGGCTTAGGTTTTGGCTTAGGCTTTGTCTTATTAACCTCTGCATACGGTCTTGGTGAATACGATGTTGATGCAGTCTTTGCTGGTTTGTCTGGTACGAACATTGATCCTACGTACTTGCCTCCGCCAGAAGTTGTCTTTGCTGGCTTGTCAGGTACGAACATTGAACCGACATAGCGACCAGAAGCCGATGGCTTGTTTACGGCTGTTGCTTTTGCTAGACGAGCATCGCCATACATACGGCGGAGTGCCTCACGGTACTCAGGAGAGTTGTTTCCTGATGCCGACTTAAGGGAGGCAGTCATTCCCTGCTTTTTGATCTTATCAATGGTTGCTTGTGAAACCTTGATGTTTCTGTTAAATTTAGTTGCCATTACCATTTTACCTTGTCTGCCCAATATGCGGCACTCATTTTTCCTTTAGAAATATTACTTGCGTGACGTGCCTTAAATGACTTGCGTCGCGCTGCATAGGATGCAGACTCTCCCTTTTTACGGGGAGAGCCGCTGACACCCTGTTGACCAAAGCGAATAGTCTTGACCTTATCTCCTACTTTAGCCACAACTACGTGTGACTTCTTAGGATGAGTTGGTGTACGCTTTGGCTTGTTATAGCCAGATACTCCTGCTCGCTTTAATCTAGTATCCATAATTACATTACGTTGCTGCGTCTTGATCCAGCGCCACCTGTTGGGCGAGGCTTCTTACCTGGGGTAAACTGTGATCCCTGGTAGTAACCTTCAACTTGTGTAGCCTTCTTTGTAACACGCTTTGTTCCGTACATACGCTTTACGCCTTCGACGTATGCAGCGCTTGCCTTGCCCATGACTGCCTTCTTGAGAGCATTTGTCATGCCGTCTGCCTTGATGCGATCAATTGTCGCCTGGCTTACCTTGATAGGTGCTGCCTTTGGCTTTGATGCTGGATTTTGGTAGTTGCGGTATCCCGAAGGTTGTCCGCCGCCTGTCATTCTTGCCATTTTGTTACCTTCCCTTTATCTGTATTTTGAGGTTTTCTTTGCTATTGCTTTGGGTTGTCTTACAAACTGCTTGCCTTGACTTGTACCCTTACGCTTGGCTGCAGTTGTTTTTGCGTACTCCTTGGCGGATAGAGCCTGACGCGCCTTCTTGGGAAGGTATCGTTCTCCTGTTGCCTTGGATCCTTGAGTGCTGGGTTTACCAGATTTGGTTCCCCACTCTTCCTTTGTCCACTTGGACAAGGACTTCTGTTTGGTAGTCTTGCTACCAGAGTAGCCACCACCAGCCTTTTTATAAGCCTGAGCAACTAACTGTGCTTTACGAGCAGACCACTGACCAGGTTTGCCACCCTGAGAACTCGCCATAATGCGGTTCTTGATTCGCTCTCTTAACTCAGGCTTTGTATAGGTCATTTAATTCTCTTAGTTCGTATACCCGTTTGGCCAAGTACCAGTACGATTAGCCTCAGCCTGACGCTTCTTGCGAAGTTCGGCTTCTGCTTTCTTCTGTTGCTTTTCCCAAGTTGGGTTTGAAGTAACCTTTGGCTGGGTTTGAAGTAACCTTTGGCTTAGGTGTAGCGGTAGCCTTTGGTGTTGGCTTTACCTTACCAAGATCTCTAAGACCAACAGTACTTCCATTTGGAAGGACAAGTATTGGACCATTATTCTTTGGCTTAGGTGAAGGCGTAGCCTTCTTGCTCATCCAAGTCATCTTGATCGAGGTGATTTCTTAAAAGGGTTTTTCTTTACTCTTGTTGGCTTTCCTGTTACTTCGTTAAGACTAGGCTTCTTCTTTACAGTACCGTTTCCGAAAGGCTTGCCTGTTGCTTCGTTAAGACTAGGCTTCTTCTTTATGTTACCGTTTCCACCAACAACAGCAATATAATTACCGTCTTTTAGTTTAACTTTTTGGACTGTATATCCCTTAGGTATGTTTTCTTTAGCAAAGATGTTCATGCCTCTTGATGGCTGAGCAGTCTTTCCTACTCCTGTTGTCTTAGCAAATGCTTGGTCTGCTCGATACGTTTTGGTATGATTTTTTTTAAGCGAAACTGCTGCTTTTTTTCTTATTGCCATGTTACTTGCCTCTCTTAATTGTTTTTTTGATAATTGTCATGGTTACTTACCTAAAGTTTTACGACGAATAATATTTGCGCCACGGGCTAATGTACGTTGACGATCTAAAACTCTACGTGCTTGCATTTGCTTTCTTTGCGCTGTAGATAAATCTTTTGCATTCACACCTTTAGGTAAAGTAAAAAGAGTCCCTTTAGGTAATTTGTTAAATGCTCTTTGCTCATCACCTGTAAACGGTGTCTTATATACATCGTTTGGTCTATAAGTGCGCGTTCCTTCTGGCTTAGCCACTTTTTTTACAGCAGCCTTTTTTGCAACAGTCTTCTTTATAGCCATGATTACTTACCCCGCTTGTTGTTAAAGATCCCGCGCTTTACGGTTTTCTTTTTAGCAGGCTTCTTGGCTCCTGTAGGACCCATCCCATACCCTGCTTGCCCTGCCTTTTTACCACAACCACATTTGATGCACATTAGATTGCTCCTACTTCGCTTAGTTTGGATACTGTTTTGTTTTGTATTAAGTTTGTGCTGGGCATGGTATTGGCGTCGTAGGCTTTACCCATAGCATCAGATGCTCTACGAGCCTCTTGAATCTTCTTCATGGATGTACCTGACGGCTGGATACCCTGAGCCCTAGCATCGCGGTAGGCTTGTAACTCGCCTTCCCACTTCTTGTTACTTGTTTGCTTCTGTGAGGAAGCGTCCCCTGCATTCATCTGTAGTCCTAGTGCCTTGCAACCAAAGCAACCATCTATCGGATCTGGATGATGTTCCCAATGTTTCATACTGTCTCCACTGTGTATCCTGCAGCCTCTAGGCCAGCCTTCTCGCCTGGGCTAACATCGTAAGTCATCCCACCTAGGTAGAATGCTTCTGCCTCTGCTATCTCTTCACTAGAAGGGTTTCTGACTTCATAATATTCCCCGTCGATCTTGATAACACTTACCCCACGCGTTAGTCGAAAGCGACTAAATAGTGGCCCCTCGCCAGCAGGACCTTCGCTGATGGTTGGTGTTGTGAATCTATATACCATGTGACCTCCTAAGTCGTTTTACTGATGAGTAGGGGTTTCCCCCTACCCACCCGTCTAATTACTTAGATTATGCACGAACTGATGAAGCAGTTTCGATGCGGTATAGCGCTTCCTGACGGAATACAGACCAGTTGATCATACCGTGCCAGCCGACTGGGCGGAAACGGTTCAACTTGTCTACAACGTTACCAAACTCAATGCCTGGTTCCTTCCATACTGCCTCAGCAAGTGCTTGCTGTCCGAGTACGTAAGTGTTGTAAACGCGAGCCTTAGGTGTAACTGTAAGTGTGTTTGTTCCAACAGTTCCTGAGTTAGCGACAGACACAGTGAATGTTGTGTTTGTTGCACCAACTGAGATCGCTGTGATCAAAGCACCAGTTCCTACGTTTGTACCTGAGATAGCATCGCCAACCTCAGCAAGACCACCGAATGCAGCGTTTGCTGCAACGATTGTGAACTCGCCTGAAGCGCCTGATACTGCAGAAGCAGTAGCAAGTGCTGTTAGAGCCTTACCTGAGATAGTGTTTGTCATGCGTGGTGTCTCGATGAAACGGACACCTTCCCATGCGCCGAGTTCTCCTGCAAGGAGTGGACCAGCGTTCTGGTACTCATGTGGTGTACGCCAGATGTTGTTTCCTGTCTCTGTACGGAGATCATGTGAAACTTCTGGGTGGATGTATGAAACATACATTCCGCCACGAGTTAGGACGTTGTTAGCGCGTAACTTTGTTACTGCGTAACGTACGTCGCGTCCCTTGAATGTGTCTGTTGTGTCAATTGTTGACTTAGCAGCAGTTGTTGAAAGTGCTCCGCCTGATTCACGGATGACGTTTGTACCTGCATCTAGAACAGCGGCAATACCGTTGTCTAGTGTTGTTGCCATGTTGAACGCAACTGCGTTAGCAATCCATGGATCAACATCAGCAAGAGACATAAGTGCCAACTTGCGTGTTGGAAGTACGACGCGACCTAGTTCTTGCTGTGTGACATCAAGAGTTGTAGTCGCTGGTAGTGCTACTGCATCTGGATCTACAGTTTCAGCGAGTGTTGCACCTGCGATTGAGGTGTCAGCAATATCGTTGTGGAACTGGAAACGGATTGAAGAACCGTCGTGAGTTGGGTTTCCGACTTTCTTGTCTGCGATTGCGCGGAACTGTGGTGTTGAACGAAGGTTGATTTCGATCAACTTATCGTACGCCATAGTTACAAGATTGGAACCTAACCCAGAGGTTGTAGTGGTAAAGATATCTGCCATTTGGAGATATCTCCTTTCTGGTTAGTTTGCGGTTTATTGACCGCTGAGAATGGTTAAAATTTCTTCCTCAGAAGATGCATTCGCTAGGCGATTTGCAATATCATCAGATGCTCCTGGTGCTTCCGCATTAGTCAGTACATTGTTCATCTTCTGCATTGAAGCGATATCTTCTTGAGATACCTTTGGAGCGTCCTGTTGAATACCGAACACGTCGGCATACTGGTCGATCCATGAGGAAATTGCTTCCTCGCTTGCTTCGATGTCATTCGGAACGAATGCAGCGATCTTTGCGTTGACTCCACGAGACGTAAAAACATCTTTTAGAATCCGCTCTTTTTGAGATTTACTCAGTTCTCCCAGGTTGCTCTCTAGTTCTTTTGCTCTGCGTTGCTCGGCCTTTAGCGCTTTGCGGAGTTTCTTTACTAGATCGGTATCGTTGTCGTATGTCGGGGTGTAATCCTCGTCATCTTCGTCTTCGATGTCCCAGTTGATGTTGTCGCGGTTGTTGCTCATAGCAACCTCTCCCTTGTTAGTAGTTGGCGTACGCCTCAAGATTGGAAGGGGCTCCAAGTTGGCTCGTACTATCGGTCTTATACACCATTGGGGCCGATAGGTCCAATGGAATTCTTTTTATACT